ACTCAATGGATTTAGTAGCTCCGGGAGCAGCCACCAGTGTTTTCTGTGTGGCCCGCAGCGCTTTAAGCTGTGCATTGGTTACGGTTATTGTTGCCGTCTTCAAAACAGGCAAGGCCATCTCGTCCCATCCAACCGCGCCGGATGCGATATCAGCAGCGGCTATGTTTGTAAGATCAGGGAAAAGATAGATCAATATAGTTGTGTCTGATGCAGCCGCAGCCTCAAGACAGAAACCACACTGGGTATTACTGGTCGATGTGGTGGTAATACACCCGTTTGTCGCGTCCCAGTAAACAACAGCCCCAAGACTTACCGCGAGAGACGCCTCCTTGGGAAGTTCGAGCTTCCCCGCGTACTGGTAAATATTGTCGGTATTGATAGCGGCGGCGTTTAAGGCCCTCAACACAAGGCTGTTGCTCACGATTATTTCATCGATAGCAACCGCAGCGCTATGTGCGAGTTTCAGCGTCCGGATGTGCTGGAGGCTGTCGCGTGATGTGCCGGTAGCCATACCGAACACTATCGGCAGGAGTCCGGCGGCCCCTACTGCCGCATAGACGGGTTTCTCTGCGGCAAAGCAGAGAACGCCGAGTAAAAGAAGAGCTGAAACTATTATCAGCCCGATCATGCTATGTTTCCTGAATCTTTTCATCTTACTTGCCCTCCTCTTCGTCATCGTCCGGGACGACCGGATTTTTCTTCTTCCAGTCGACGGCGCCGCCGTCTCCGGATTTGTCCCTGCGTTCGTCGCCCTTTGTCTGTGGCTCTGCCGGGAATTTCTCGTCAACTCTCTTTTCGAGTGCAGCCACTTCCGACTTCAGGAAGTCGATGGGATATGCTGCCGCGACTGCCTTCACCTTGTCCTGCGCTTCCGGTGTCTCGGCAACTTCGCCCAGTTTGGCCTTTAATGTCACGTACTGCGTGATCAGGCCGTCCCGGTATGCCTTGCCGTCCGCCGCCAGCGGCGAAAGCTCGGCGATCTTCTCGTTGAGCGGCTTCACAGCGGTTGCCACCGCTTCGTCCGACGCCGATTTCGCATGAGCGTCAAGCGCAGCCTTTAATTCATCACTGAGGCCGTCTTCCGTGAAACTCTTTCCCGGAAACAGCCGCTGTAAAATCTTCAGGAATTTTTCCATTTGTTTATTCCCTCCTTTTTTAGTAATGTCATCCTCCGGCTTGACCGGGGGATCCACTTCATTTGATTGTGTATTTGCATCACCGGTACTGCCGGGTATATCTTCAGTGGATTTAATGGACATGCCGTACTGCGCTCCGAGATAGACAAGACTGCCTTCGGTCATCTCAGTATTCCGTCCGGATCCCCGGTATTCCCAAAACATGACATCACCTTTATCGTCTATGACAGGAACAAGGCTTTCCGCCCGGAATCCTATGGAGCCGAAATCATAAATACCGGCGTCGATCTTCACGATGTCTTTTGGATCGATACCTGCAATGGGAATATAAAACCACGGGGAATGAAACCATACATCCGTAATGCCGTCGGGCAGGATCAGCTCTTCACCTATTTCGGCAATAGCCTGCTGAATCGGCATTTTTTCCAACTCGACATCGAAAAATTTCCCGATGGCGCTGTCCTTTACCCTTCGTTCATGATCAAAAAGCATAGTTTTACGAAGTGTTGTTGCCACAAACCTCTGAAGCACTTCCTCGGAAAATCGCTCATTATCCCGGTCAATACAGTTATTTGACAGCCTTAACTGACCGACATACAATTCGTCTGACTTGAATTCCCTGCGGGTGAACCGGTTTATCTTTTCGATCTGTTCGGCGGTAGGCGCTGACGGAACAACCTTAAAACCGATAACCTTCAGCTCTTTATTGACAGCAAGATTGTGAATTATACGTTTGCCCTGTTTGAGCGCTGAAAGTTTTTTACTGTCAATATATCCCTTCATGTCTCTATCCCTTTTTCACGCATCGACTTGAGCACGTCTTCGCAGGAAATGAAAGACCGTGAGGCGTGATTCGTAATTCGTGATTCGTGATTCGTGAGTCGTGAGTCGTGAACAGCCTTTGTCTTCTGGATGCCTTCCTTAAAGTCGGCAGCATCTTTTGTGATCGGATCGGTCTGCTCTCCCTGTTTTGGGCCGCGCAGCTCTGCGATCTTTTTATTTGCCGCATCGATCACTGTCTTCCGCTCGTCGCCTTCGATGAACGCGAGAATCTCTTCTTCTGTCGTCATCTCCGTTATCTTCTCCGGAGCGTTCTTTGTATTGAAATCAACAGATTTCATAAAACCTCCTTAAAGACCGTAACTCGTAAGCCGTAATTCGTGATCAGTTAGTAATTACGAATCACGAGTCACTAATTACGGTTTTTATATCAGAAATGTTTTGCGTAGTCTGGCAGGGATAACGACCGTGATTCGTAAATCGTAAATCGTAATCAGATAACAACTCACGAATTACGAATCACGAATTACGGCTGTTACGGTCTTTCTTCGTCAACCGGTACTATGCTGCATCTGCATCTGGGGTGTGTGCCGGTACCGGGGACTGGACATTTGTCGATGTCGTATTCTCCGGCAAGGGAAATACAGATAGGGCAGGCATCGGGCGCGGGAACGAATCTTACTTTCTTGATTCCCCAGGCTCCCCATTCGTCGAGCTTGGCCCGCTCTGCCGCCGAGGTGATTTCTGTCCTCACAAGCCGCTCCCAATCGCTGTTTTTCCCCTCAAATAATTTTTCGAGGATAGCGGCAATCTGATTCGGGTTGGACCCGGCGATCACATGCGCATCGATCGCAGGGAGGATCTCATTGACAATCGCTTTTGTGGCGTTGTCCTTAACGAGCTGGAAGCCGTTTTTGCAAAGCTCATCGAATATTTCCTTGTTCTTGAGGATATCAAGCAGCGGCTGGTCTTTCCCGATCATCTGTGCCGCCTGAATCAGGCCGAGGCTGTATGCGAGCCCATAATACCAGGTGACCGGCGAATCTGCGTCCTCAATGTCGAACGTGCCGATCCAGTCTTTGAATGACTGAAGGATCATGGCGCGTTGTTCCTCGGAAAAATTGAACTCATCAAGGCCAGGGACATCTTCCTTGGATATAACCCCACCTTCTCCTCCCCTTAATTTAAGGGGAGGTTGGGAGGGGTTACTCTTTATGTCATTTAGTTTCAATATCGTGAATACTTTCTCCTTCAGCTCGTTCCACTCGAACTTCAGCTCGTTTTCATACTCGGTCTCTACCTTATCCAGTTCCGGCCAGGGAGTGGGACGGGAAGGCTCCTTCGAATAAAAACAAGACCCCCTCTTATTCTCCCCCTTGGTAAAGGGGAGTTGTAATAATTTATTCTCCTCCTTGGCAAAGGGGAGTTGTAATAATTTATTCTCCCCCTTGGCAAGGGGGAGTTGAGGGGGTTTCTTTTTTCCCTTTACCTCTTTCCTGTCTTTTGCCGCCTTCCCGATCGCCAGCTGGTTAATATCGATTTCGATCCCTGCTGCTCCGGCGTTCTGGAGGTAGTACATATCAGCCTGGGCGTTCATGAATCTTGCTTGCGCCTGTTTCAAAATATCGCGGAGATTGACCTGCGCCCATTCAAGCCACCAGTCGCCTTTCTTCCAGGTGCGGCCACGGAGCAGGAGCAGGTTACGTACAAGATTATAAAAGAGCGGCATTTTTGCAGCCTGGCGCGTTGCAACATCCCCCAGGAGCATCTCTGCCTCTGCGTCGCTTAGGCGTTCTGTCGTCGACCAGTGCATGCCGAGCATCCAGGCCGGCATCCCAGTTTTTGCAATAAGCTGTTCCTGCACATGGCGCCCGGGGACTTCGAACTCGAGAGTTTGTCCGTCGGCGCCGATCACCTTGATAACAACACTGGAATCTTTTCCTCCTGCAGTAACAAGGTCGCCGCTCTTGCCGGCGCGTTTTGCGGTGATGACGGCATTGAAGTCTGTCTCGATCTTTTTCCTGCGTTCCTCAAGGTTTGTGCTCATGCCGGAGAGCGCCGCAGTATAATGCACATGATATGCAGGATCTCCAAAACGCTCCCACACATTCAGGAGAGAATTCTGCATGGTGATAAGTATTTTCGCAACAAATTCACAGGAGCGCATAAGCGGCGTTCCGTAGGGGTTCTGGTTTTCATTGTTGATCGAAAAATAAAACAGGTTCTCAGAATTCAATTGCCGCTCGGTAAGATCTGCATCGGATTTCTGAAAGATATCCAGCCCGCCGGACGCATTGCGTTTGAATTTGATATATTTCGAATCGGCCGTCCGCAGCTCAACAATATCCGTACGCTTTTTGTTAGCAATAAATTCTCCGAGAGCAAAACCCTGCTCAAACGCCTCGGACGTAAAACTCTGATGAAACGCCTGGACTCCCTTTTGCACGCTGTTGACCGGTACGTTATAAAACCACTCCTGGATCTCCTCAACCAGAGCTTCATTGTTACCCTTGACGACAATATGTCCATCGAGACTGGTCAACCGGCCGATCGCCGCATCGATAATCGGTATAGCTTCACGGAGAAATTCATAGAAAGTCGATTCGACCTTGCGGGGCAGGAAATTGAAATAACTCGTATATGGCCCCTGTCCGTCGTTCGGCTTGAGCTGCACATTCGTGAGAAGCGCCGGCGCTTTCGTCCGGGTGATGTTAAGTCCGAATAATCTCATTTAGTACCTCGTAATTCGTAATCCGTAATTCGGAATTCGTTACTGTTCACTATTTACGATTCACTATTCACGGTCTTAAATTGCTCCCGCAGGCGAATTCATCTGTTGTCTCTGCGCCGAGGACCTTGACAAGCTGCTGCACCCGGTCGGCGTCTATGATATGGTCGTCTTCTTTTCTGTATATCCTGTGCTTGCTGCCTGACGTGCAGGTATGGTTTGTGTAATCGACTATGATGTCTTCGTCCGGCGGATATTCAAGCTCCTGGTTCTGCATCTTCTTTACGAGGATATCCGTTGCAAGTTCCTTTAGGGTGATCTTGGCCGGCTTGCTTGTCTTTGCATCGATTACAGGCTCGCCGTCTTCGTTCACATTATCGGTGGTAGATTCAAACTGAAACCCTTTCAGCCGGTCGGGATAATTTTTCTGTTCGTACTGCGGAAGGCCAAGCAGGTCATGATATACTGCGGACCCGGCATTGCCGAGGTCTGTGCCCCATACAATATCAGGGCCGTAAATATCGTCAAGCGCATCAATCGCCTGGCACTGCTGGTCGTATGTCACATGCTTGAGCTGGAGACGGGCAATAGTACGCTCGCGCTTGCCGTGGATGAGTTTAATGATAAGCTCCGTGGGATCTCCCCAGAAACCGAAGTCGCCGCCGCCCCTTTTCAGTCCCGGTACTGTGGAGAAGAAACTGCGGATAAGGCGCTTGAAGTCGGAATCGCCATTCTCATCGAAAGAGAAAAAGGTGGATTTCCGTTCGACCGTATCCATCATGCTAATGCGTCTCGGGACCGGAGCGGTATCGCCGGGCACGTATTCGTATTTGGAGCCCTTCAGTATTACATCGTTGTTTGAACTGTCAACCAGCACACCCAAAAACCGGTATTCAGGGATATCTTTTACACAAAGTATGAACTGTCCGTGCGGGAAGACAGTATTCTCCGGATCGCCGTGCTCTCCTCTGACGTTGTGGAGATATCCCGGAGAGTCTTCCCCTCCATACTGTTCAATATAGAACTGCTTGCGTTCCGGGGTCCAGAAGGGAGGGGGCATAAGCGTCTTTGCCCATTTGAATAATCTGAACTCAAGATTTTTGATATACGCTGCTGCGTGCTTAAAGGAATCAAGGGACACCTCCTCAGTAACTCCCCCATCCCCTCTTACACTAAGAGGGGAGCGAGGGGAGTTATGTTTCGCTCTCCGGGCCAGTTTATAGTATTCGCTTTTCCGGTCTCCGTCAGGGACGGAATAGACACGAAATATGCACGACGGTTTACCGGCACGCCAGAACTCTGTCCAGGTCTTCGGGTTTTTGTCTTTCGCCGCTTCGTCTTTGATTGCGAACGTGCGGGCGTGTATGCCTCTGTATGCTTCACCGTCATATCCGGACGGGCGGAAATCTATCTTGAAGCGATGTGTTTTCCCCCTGAAATAAAACGCATGGTGCGGATGTTTTTTCCATTTCACACGGGATTTCTCCATTTCAGGGTTCCAGTCGAACTGATCGTTCATCGCTTCGATGATCTCATCAAGGTGCGTCTGCTGCGGGGCGCCGATTAAGCCGGAACCGTCGAAAGTGATAAGGGCTTTATACAGTCCATATGCGACAATTTCCCTTGTTTTCCCTACCTCGGAGCCGTCCTGGTGAATAATATTTCCGGGATGCCTGATCGATTCTTTCTGATAATCGAAAAAATTGTAAGGGTCTTTATGGTCCGGGTCCTCCGGCTCCCTGAGAAATGACTGGCACCATAACACCGGGTCGGCGCAGATGCAGGCGAGCTGGAATTCATCCAGCGAAGTGAAAGGCGCCGGGAACTCGTCACGCGCAAGCTGATGGATAGTCCAGTCCCACGTTTCGAGCCAAAGCTCGAATTCCTCACGCGGGATGAGAATGCCCTTTTGCAGGTCGGAGATTTTTTCTATAGGTTCAACAGTATCGATCATTTAGTTCGTAACTCGTAATTCGTGATTCGTAACTCGTAATTCGTAATTCGTGAGTTGTTAACTGATTACGATTCATGTCTCACGCCTCACGGTCTTTATCTTTCATTTTCCTCCCGATGCTGCTCATCAAGTCGGCGATTGTCTTTATGCCTTCGTCGTCATCGCCTTTCTTTGTAAGCGCTTTCGGAGTGATCATCATCTCGCTCGGCGTAATGCCGAGGTCCGCAATCATTTTGGGGAGTGTTAACAGTGAAGGATGCGCTACGATCTCGTATCCGATATTGTTTCCGTCCTTGTCGTATTTCATCCGCTTCAGCACGGTGCCGTCGCGCATGATGTCTTCGAGCAGCAGGTGCATGGTATGAATGGATTCCGCAATCGTGAGGGCGGCCAGCTCGTTGAAATCCGTATAGTCTTTCTTCTCGACCGCCTTGATCAGCGTCTGATAGTTGCTGATGACTGCGGCCTTGTCGAGACATACGCCGCCCGCTTTAGTGCCGCCCTGGGCGACGACCTCGCAGGGATAGTGTTCGCAGGTTTTATGGCAGGGCTTGAGCCGGTTCAGAAAAGACTTTGCGCTTTTCCCGTGCTTCCAGTGATTGACCTTCGAACCCTTCGCAGCCTTTTTCCGCTGCTCCCGCGCCTTGTCCGTCATTGTGTAATGACGTCTGATTTTCAGCTTTTCAGGGACCCCGACTTCTTTTTCCTCTTCGTCATCCTCAGGATCGGTTGCCCCACTTTGTGAGGTATCCTTCTGACCGTCGGAAATCATCTCTCTGAGATGCTTGAATTCCTTGTCAGTGAGCGATTTCCCTTCCCTCAGTTTCCGG